CGAACAAATGCTGAATCACAAAATGCGCGACCAAATGGACGCGACAATTCGTGAGATAAACGAACGAACAAAAATTCATTCAGCTAACGCCGTAATCCAAGGCGCGGAAGCCGACCTTTGGCAAGAACTTGAAAAACTCGGCGTCACAGAAGGCGCCAAAGGCGCGGGCAAACTCATGCCCCTTCTTCTCAAACTATTGGCGAAATAACATGACCAAAAAATCTAAAGTCGCAGGCAAAAGGCCGTTCTCAATCGACCTCTCCGGTCCCTCGCCAACTCAACAACACTTCAAGGATGAAGCCGACGTCAATAACATCGTGGCCCACTATGCTCAGACGGGCATCGACCCCTACATCGACCGCCTCAAGCGGCGCACGTTCGGCTACGCAACCTCACAAACCTTCGAAGAAGCCATGCGCAACACCGCCGAGGTCAACTCGGCCTTCGAAGATCTACCCTCAGAAGTCCGTCAGGGCTTCTCAAACGATCCCGGTCAGTGGATCGACTCCATGGCGGGACCACCGCCTCAAGACGAGACAATCGTCCCTCCTGAGGCTCCTGAGGAGCCTCCCATACCTGACGAAACTGCCCCAGATTCGGCAGAGAAGAGCATTACCTAGCTTGTTATGTAATGCTCTAGGTGACACTTACCGTCAAAACTTCCCACGATCTCAACAGGAGCAACCCATGCGACGAAAAAAACTCTCCCGCAAACGGTCCAAGCGGCTCTTCAAAAAGACCGCAAACAAGATGCACCGCCGTAACTCGGTGGGCACCGTCCCCCGCGGTGGCATCGCACTCTAAAACCTCAGTCGCCCTGGTGGGCGTCTTCATCGCCCTCCAAGGCGGCTGCATAGGATTATCCCCATGCCCTGCTACAGACCTCTCACCGCGTACCACGCTACCGGTGGTTCAATCACATTCGACCGCTCTCGGGCGACCTTCCGCAACAAACCAATCGAACTACCCTGCGGCCGATGTATCGGCTGCCGATTGGAAAAAGCAAAAGAATGGGCCTTGCGCTGCTCGCACGAGGCTTCGCTCTACGACAAAGGCCGCAACAATTCTTTTCTCACGCTCACGTACAACAACGAAAATCTGCCGCCTAATGGCAATCTCAGAAAAAAAGATTTTCAAAACTTTATAAAGCGACTCCGCAAAAACACCGGGCAAAAAATCCGATACTTCATGTGCGGGGAATACGGCGATCAAACTAATCGCCCTCACTACCACGCGATTCTCTTCGGCTTTCGCTTCCGCGATGCCAAGCTCGTTAACGTCCGTAACGGCAATCGCGTCTACACATCAAAATATCTCGATAAAACGTGGCGCATGGGTACATGCGAAATCGGTTCTGTCACCTTCAACTCTGCGGGCTACGTAGCCCGCTACATTCTAAAAAAACAACAAGGCGACGGAGACGCGCTCTTTGCGCGCTACGTCATAATCAACAAAGAAACTGGCGAAATGACATCACGCCATCTTGAATACAGCAACATGTCCCTAAAACCCGGGATCGGCGAACGTTGGTACGAACAATTCAAAAACGACTGCTTTCCGCACGACTACTGCGTCCTCCCGGACGGTCGCAAAACACCCGTACCAACCTACTATCTCAAACTGCTCAAGGAGCAAGACCCCGATCTCTACAATCAACTGCGCGACGCGCGTATTGAAAAAGCGCAAGACAATCCCAACAACACCCCGGAGCGGCTAAAAACCCGCGAAACCTGCAAACTATCTCAGGTTCAAAACCTGAAAAGGGACTACCTATGAACCATCGCCTATTCACCGTCTACGACGAAAAAGCCGAAATATTTATCCCGCCTTTTTTCGTTCCTACGGACGGTCTAGCAGTCCGCGCCTTCGCTGACTGCGTCAACTCTGCCGATCATCAATTCGGCAAACACCCTCACGACTACACCCTCTTTTTCGTCGGAACATTCGATGATTCCGACGCTTCATTTCAAATCGAACATAAAAAATCCCTCGGAAACGGTGTAGAGTTCCTTGATCCAACCCACGTAACCGCCTTCAAGGAATTCGAAAATGAGAACCGACCACCAATTCAGTCAAACCAAAAGGGCTGACATTCCGCGCTCATCTTTCGATCTCTCACACGGCCTCAAAACCACTTTCGACTCAGGCCGAATTATTCCAATCCTTTCCCTCGAAATTCTGCCCGGCGATACAATAAATTGCCGGGCTTCTCTCTTCGGTCGCATGGCGACCCCAATCAAACCGGTTCTCGATAATCTCTACCTCGAAACCTTCTTCTTCTTCACCCCGTATCGACAAGTCTGGGAAAACTTCACAAAATTCCACGGCGAACAAAACTCGCCGGGAGACTCCATAGACTTCGTCGTCCCAAAAATCACCGGAGCACCCGTCGCCGAGGAATCCATCGGCGACTATTTGGGTATACCGATCGGTCTCGACTACGATCTGACCGATGTCTCCGCTCTTCCCTTCCGCTGCCACAACAAAATATTTAACTTCTGGTTCCGCGACGAAAATCTCGTCGATCCTCAAACGGAATTCACCGATGACGGTCCAGATGGCGCGGGTCAATACAACGTCAATCGTCGGCGTAAACGCCGCGATTACATCACCTCCTGTCTTCCATTCAGACAAAAGGGCGACACCGTAATCGTCCCCCTGGGCGACGTCGCCCCTATCTACACGACGGCAATAGACAATCAAGAAATCGTTGTCGGTCAAGACAAAGATTTCGTTCTCAAAACACTCATGGATGACGGCGGCGCGGGACTCCGCGCCTCGGTCGGTCAGACCGCCGCAGACCTCAATTTCTTTGCCGATCTAACCACCGCGACAGGCGTATCAATCAACGACCTGCGCGAATCCTTCCAAATCCAAAAACTACTGGAACGGGACGCCAGAGGCGGCACCCGTTACCCAGAAATCCTACGGTCACATTTTCAAGTGACCGATCCTCAACTACTGGTGCACCAACGCCCCTTGTTCCTCGGCGGCGGCTCGACAATGATCAACATAACTCCGGTCGCACAGACGACCGACCAGCTCGAAGCCGCAGCAGGCGACACGCCACAAGGCAACCTCGCCGCCTACGCTACCGTGTCCGCTAAAGGCCACGGCTTCACCGCCTCATTCACCGAACATGGGCACATCCTCGGCTACGTCAACGTACGTGCCGATCTAACTTATCAGCAGGGCCTCGAACGCTACTGGTCAAGAAAAACCCGTTACGACTTCTACTATCCGGCCCTCTCTCACCTCGGCGAAATGGCAGTCCTCAAAAAAGAACTCTTCGTCCGAAACGACGGAGCCTCCGGCGACGATACGGTCTTCGGTTACATGCCAATTTACGACGACTACCGTTTCAAACAATCTCAAATTACCGGCTTATTCCGCTCGGATGCCGGTGGCTCCCTCGACGTCTGGCATCTTGCCCAAGACTTCGATACTCAACCTTCATTAAACGCCAACTTCATCAACGATTCGCCCCCGGTGGCCCGCGTCATCGCGGTCCCATCGGAACCCGAATTCCTGCTGGACGTTTACTTCAAAATCCGTGCGGCTCGGCCGCTACCTCTCTACGCAACACCCGGTCTCATCGACCACTTCTAGGGGGGTTTCAAAGGGGGGGCAAATGCCAGGCATAGCCCCCCCTTTTCTTCTCAACAATCAACAAGATGCGAATCTCTAATAAAAAACTCGGCCTCCGTCCCGCCATGGCGGGACTCCTCACCCGTAAGTTTTTTCCTCCACAAGTACAAGCCTCAAGACGCTCCCATTTAAGTCGCATAAGGCGTGTACCCTGTGGTGGATAAAAACAACAGGGACAATCCTCAAATAAAAGGATCAGAGGCCCCCGGATACAAAATCTGGGACCTATACTTCGCATCACTAATGGCAATGGCCATTCACCCCGGCTACTCTAAGGCCGGAACTGAACCACTCACCATGGAAGCCTGCGCACTCATCGCAGACAAAATGCTCGACCAAAGGAGAATCTCATGCCATGGATCGTCGGCGGAGCCGCAATCGGTTCAGCACTCATCGGCGGCATGACCGCCAGTAGCGGCCAATCGGCCGCTAACAGACAAAATCTCAAAATCGCCCGCGAGAATCGCGCGTGGCAAGAGCAGATGTCTAACACTGCGTACCAACGCGCGACAGCCGACTTGTCGGCAGCGGGCCTTAATCGAATCCTCGCACTCGGCAACGCCGCATCAACACCAGCCGGTAACACCGCCATCATGCAAAACAGAAAAGCGGCACTCGGTGCCGGCATCACCAAGGCCGGGCAATCCGGCCTCCAGGCAAAACTTCAAAAAGGACAGCTCGAAGTAATGTCCTCTCAACACGTAAAAAATCTCGAGGATTCCAACAAATCCATCACCGAACAAATGCTGAATCACAAAATGCGCGACCAAATGGACGCGACAATTCGTGAGATAAACGAACGAACAAAAATTCATTCAGCTAACGCCGTAATCCAAGGCGCGGAAGCCGACCTTTGGCAAGAACTTGAAAAACTCGGCGT